ACAGCTACAAAACAAGCTAGAGCAGAACAAGCAGAAGCAGGTCGAGTTAAAGGTGGAGGCGTGATTGGAAGATATGAAATACCTAGATAATTAATTATAACATATGATAAATACTATATTTTATTTTCCTAGTTCGCTGACATTCTAGGATTATACAACTATGCTTAACAGCGGGGAAATTGCAGAAAGAACCGTTGTTTTTGCAGATGCGCAAAAAGCTATATACAAAGGCGGAAAGAAATATGGAGGCCTCAGCGATCAGGAGTTCCACGATTTAATAGATTCGCTAGAACATGATTCTTGGATTAGTGATGAGATATCTTCAGTAAAAGGGGATATTCATAATGCAAATACAAGGATAGACTCTGTTAATAGTTCTGTAACAGATGTCAACAACCGCCTAACATCTGCCATTTCTAGCAGAGACTCAGATATTACAAGTAAGGTAGAGAATCTTTTTAAAGACAGTCAGTGGCTTCAATAGAACTTCCCACAAGGACAAACCTCTTGGGATAGTGATTGGAATTCTGAACTTGAGAGTTACCTTACTCAAGTTGGTTATTGGGACATAGATTCTACTACTGGACAGAAAACAGCTAAGTGGAGTAAGTTACAAAATGATGTAGATTCTATATCTTTAGAAATAGCTAATCTTACTGGAAACGAAACATCGTCTCAGTCGTTGACAACTGCTATTGAGTCTATGATTGAAGATGATATTGCTGCTCTTAATCTTAATACAACATACGCTAGTATATCTGACGTAAACAACGCTAAGAATATATTGGAGTGGTTATATTCTGGACTTAAATCTTCGGCTGGCCAAGATAAGACATTTACAGAGTTGTCTTCAATGACAAAGAGTGCATTTACATCAGCTATCTCAGATATTAGAACACAGGTTGATAAGGTGGCAAACGGAGACTTTGTAGCACAGACTGAAGTATCTGCTAAGGTAGGAAATGCTATTTCTACTATGCTTGCACAGGCTTCTGGTGATAATGCTCTTGCTACTCTCGCTGCCAAGGCTGATACTAACTCAGATAACATTGCAGCTCTTGTTCTTGGTATGACAGGTAGTACATCTACTGCAAATCTTTCTACATCAGTATCTACTGCACTGAATAACCTTACATCAGGTTTGGCTTCTAGTTCTGATATTAATTCTGCTAAGTCTGAGATATATTCTGCTATTAGTGCTAAGGATAGCAATGAAAACTTTATTTCTCTCGCAGATCTTAAGACACAAGCAGATGCTGACCACGCTACTGTAACAGCTTTAGCAAGTAATGGAGTAGATACATCTGGATTCTTGGCTAAGAGTGAACTTGGTTCAGCAGTGGCTTCACTGTTTGCATCAACAGGTGATGCACAAAACCCAACAGCTAAAGCTAATGTTGTTGCTGTAGTAAGAGACAATAAATCAGCTCTTAATCTTAGTGCACAAGATGTAAATATAACCGGATATCTTAATGGAGGATCCGCTACATTTAAAGGTGATGTACAGGCTTCTAGCTTTGTCACAGGAGATGATACTGAAGTAGGTATTGCTGTAATGGCTGGAGAGTTTAACGATAGTATTGCAAACACACACAAAGTATATTTTGCATATGATTCTGAACAAGGTGCTGCTACGATGTGGTTCTACTAGAACAATGAGTGGAAGAGAATTAATCTCGCAGACAGCGCTGTAATTAATAACTCTGAAACGTTTGTTGCAAAAACATTCTATTCACTTCCAAGCGAGAATATATATTATTTGCCGCCACTGAGTAGTCTTACTACTACTACGCTTTACTATAGTCGTGTGACAGGCAAATATTATAATACACAAAGTACATTAGACCCTGTTACATCTGGAACTTATTATGAAATAAATTATACTCCTGTTAGCTCAACGCTTAGAAATTAGCATGAAGCAACCTGGACAGCGTTACTTCCAAATGTATATACAAATCACGGTAGTTCTACTTCAATAACAAATACTCAGCATATTTCTGGTGGTAAAACGGCAGGAACTTTGATAAAATATACAATAAGCAATGGAGAACCTACTACGTATGGATCAGTTCGTTTAGCAGAGATGCCATTTGATTATTATATGGCAGAACATTACTGTATCGTAAGAGTTGCTTTTGTGCGTTCGTTGCCTCAGACAAACGAAAACGCTCAACATCCAACTGCACGATATATGCATGATCTTAGTGGAGACGTATATACATACAGTAGTTCCGCAAACGCTGAGTGGTACTATGGCGATGAACTCGTAACGTTGGCAGATGCTATTGTCAATCCTTATACAGAGGGATCTAATTACCATATCGGATGGTCTAAGAGTAACTATAATTCTTCTTATGTAAGTAGAACAGAACAAAACACAATGATGTATCCAGATACTGCTGGATATCCAAACCCAACTTGGAGTTAATTAAATATGTTTTAACATATGGTAGACTTTAATAAGAAAATCATAAATTCAGACAAATTTCGTTAGGCTGCTATATTCTTCAAGGAACATGGCTGTTATACTCTCGCTCCCAGGGGGACTACCGATTATGTACAATACTGGGAGCGGGAGACCTAGCGATGTTTAAATGGGTTTGTATCAGATGATGGTGATGCTATTACAGGCTATCACTACTTCTATTTGAATTACAGCCCAATCATGAAACTTAAAGAAACACAATACGTAGACAGATACGGAGTAGAACGTACAAGACGTGAACGTATCTTTGACTTCCCGTCGTTCTGGGATGGTGACTACTACTATTTCAATGCAATAGAAGAAGCTGAGACACTAGGTAAGCATATGGCAGTTCTTAAGTGCAGACAGAGAGGTTATTCATTTAAAGGAGCCTCAATGCTTGTAAGAAACTATGAGCTTATCCCAGGTTCTAAGAACTTCGCAGTAGCATCGGAACAGAAATTCCTAGTAGGTGATGGTATCCTTACCAAAGCCTGGCAAATTATGGACTTCATAGATAAGAATACCGCTTGGTCAAAACAGCGCCTTACTGCTACACGTATGGAGCGTGTAGCCGGATTCAAAGTAAAAGACGAGTTTGGTAAAGAGACTGAGCAAGGTTACTTATCAGCTATTACAGGTATTACTCTGAAGAATGACCCTGAACGTCTTCGTGGTACTCGTGGTAAACTAGTACTATTTGAGGAGGGAGGTAAGTTCCCAGGACTTGAAACAGCTTGGCAAATTGAACGTCCTGCTGTAGAGACTGACGACGGTGTAGCATTCGGATTACTTATAGCATTCGGTACTGGTGGTACTGAGGGTGCTGCATTCGACGGTCTAAAGAATATGTTCTACCACCCAGATGCATTCAATGTGTTAGGCTTTAATAACATATGGGATGACAATGCTGAGAATACGAAATGTGGTTTCTTTGCTCCATCATACTGGAACCTCGAGAGTGAGGATGGCAAGTATATGGATAAAGACGGTAACAGCTATTAGAAAGAAGCTGCTGAACGTCTAATAGAAGAAAGAAATAAAGTACGCGAAGGAGGAGCTTCACAAGAAGCTATAGATAGATTTATATCTGAACGTCCTATGAAGCCAGCAGAAGCGTGCTTGGAATTAGGAAAGAATATCTTCCCTAAGAAGCTACTAATGGATCAACTAACAAAAATCAGGACTAATACTAAGCTAGCTAATATGAAACATATAGTAGACTTAGCTTGGGATAATGGACGCGTAGTAGCTACAGAAAAGAAATCTGGCGATATAACAACATATCCATTGAAGAAAGATGACAAACCAAAAGGATCTGTAGTTATATGGGAATACCCAATCCCAGACCCCCCATTTGGATTATACATTGGCGGTTGTGACCCGTATGATCATGACGAGTCCTTCACTAACTCATTAGGATCGACGTTTATATTTAAGCGCGTTAGAGCAGGAGAAGCTTGGAATGATGTAATTGTAGCGGAGTATACAGGTAGACCCGACACTGCAGAAGAATATTATGAAAATGTAAGAAAGTTACTAGTATTCTATAATGCTAGACTATTGTTTGAGAATGAACGTAAGGGCATTTACCCTTACTTCACAAACAAGCATTGCGACT